AACACCACGTCCTGAGCCTCTGCAGAAGCGCACCCAGAATCCTTATGTACGCCGTGCCAAGAGCAAGCAAGAGCGTAAGGCTGGGCAGCGCAAAGGTAGCGGTGCACTTCGCATCCCTCTGAACACTGGCACTGGTAACACGGGCCAAGGCGGAGGACTTAATCCATGATGAAGGCACGAGAGAAGTATCAGTCACTCACGTCAAGCCGCCGGATGTTTCTGGACATGGCGATCGAGGCGGCTGAACTTACGTTGCCTTATCTGATTACTGATGATCTCTCCACCCATCCAGATCACAAGCGTCTAAAACAACCCTGGCAAAGCGTCGGAGCCAAAGCGGTTTCGAGTCTTTCAGCGAAGTTAATGTTGAGTCTTCTACCTCCACAGACTTCGTTCTTTAAGTTACAAATAAGGGATGATGCTTTTGATCAAGACTTAGACCCCCGCATCCGTAGTGAGCTGGATCTGAGTCTCAGTAAGATGGAACGTATGGTGCACGATTACATCGCTGCATCTACTGATCGTGTGGTGATTCACCAGGCAATCAAACATCTTGTGGTGGCTGGCAATGCCCTGATCTTTATGGGCAAGGAAGGTCTGAAGAACTATCCGTTGAACCGTTTCGTAGTGGAGCGAGACGGGAACGGCAACGTAGTCACTATCGTGACGAAAGAACTTATCCACAAATCAATCTTCGAAGCTGAGTTTGGTCCTGTGACTAAACCAGGTGAAGATGTAAATAGCCGTAGTGGCCAAGCCGAAGACGACGTAGAGGTGTACACCCACGTTCGACTAGACACCCGTTCTGGTCGCTGGGTCTGGCATCAGGAAGCGATGGATATGGTCCTTCCTGGAACTAAAAGCACAGCACCGAAGAACGCAAGTCCCTGGCTCGTCCTTCGCATGGCAGCCACTGACGGTGAATCACTGGGTAGAGGACGGGTAGAAGAGTTCATTGGAGACCTTCGCGCCCTTGAGTCTCTGCAGCAGAGCATGTGTGAAGGTGCAGCAGCAGCAAGCAAAGTTGTTTTCCTGCTGTCTCCTAGCTCTACAACCAAACCTCAGACACTGGCTAACGCTGGTAACGGTGCCATCATCCAAGGCCGACCGGAAGACGTCAGTGTTGTTCAGGTAGGCAAGCAAGCTGATATGGCTACCGCTGCCCAGCTCGCACAGTCAATCGAGAAACGCATCAATGAAGCGTTCCTTGTTATGTCTGTACGGAACGCTGAGCGCGTCACTGCCGAAGAGGTCCGCCTCACCCAACTCGAACTCGAACGGCAAATCGGGAACACCTTCGCCCTGCTGACGGTCGAGCTGTTGATCCCTTACCTGAACAGGATCCTGTTGATCCTGCAGCGTTCTGGTCAACTGCCGAAGATCGATCGCAAGGTGATCCGTCCACAGATCGTGGCTGGTGTGAATGCCTTGGGTCGAGGTCAAGACCGTGAGTCACTCACTGCCTTCATCCAAACGATTGCTCAAACCCTGGGGCCTGAAGCCCTACAGCAATTCGTGGATCCAACAGAAGCGATCAAGCGTCTGGCAGCAGCACAAGGCATCGACGTACTGAACCTGGTCAAGACACCAGAACAGATCGCACAACAGAAACAACAGGCTCAGCAAGAGCAGGCACAGCAAGCCCTCGTGGGACAAGCCGGTGCTCTTGGCAAGGCACACCTCATGGACCCTGAAAAGAATCCACAACTGATGGAACAGATGGATGACATGAGTGCACAACAACCACCACAACCACCACCTGAAACAAATGTCTGAAACATTTACCTTTGACGCAAGCCAAGGCGAAAGCGAAGGGCTGTCGGCAGAAGAACAAGATTCTCTTGCAGTAGGCGAAGCCCTACAGGCAGAACATGAAGCGAAGTTCGCTGGGAAGTTTAGTGATGCACAACAACTCGAAAAGGCCTACCTCGAACTCCAGCAGAAACTTGGCCAAGGCGATGACGAAGCTGAGGATGGCGAGGAAGTTGAAGAGGAATATGAAGAGACAGAGGATGAGGAAGAGTCTTATGAGGCGCTCGTTAGCGACTTCATTCTTGAGGCCAATGAAGAGTGGGCGGAGAATGGCGAACTCAGTCCAGAGACTATGGAAGCGTTTGCGGAGATGGATTCAGCAGATCTCGTGAATGCTTATGTAGCAATGCAAGCTGAGGGTGGCATCCCTTCTGCTACTGCTGATCTCAGTGAAGCTGAGGTTGGCTCTATCAAAGACAGCATTGGAGGTGAAGAGCAGTACGCTGCTGTCACTGAATGGGCTGCCGAAAATCTGGCTCCAGAAACTATCAATAGTTTCGATCGCATCCTTGAGGTCGGTGATACCGAAATGATTGCTCTTGCAGTGCAAGGGCTCAACTCTATGTATGAAGCCAACATGGGTTCAGAAGGACGAATGATGACTGGAGGCGCTGCGGAGAATCGTGCAGACGTCTTCCGGTCACAACAAGAACTTGTGAACGCTATGGCTGATCCTCGATACGACCAAGACCCTGGCTATCGAATGGACATCATGGACAAACTTGAACGTTCTGACATTACTTTTTAATCATGCCTTACGGCCCTGGAACATACGGATCAAAAGTAGGACGCCCGCCTAAAAAGGGAAAAAAGAAAGGTGGCAAAAAATAGAGTCCGCCTTTCTGTCGGTCGAGGTGAGAAACGTCCTGCATCTCAGGGTGCAGGTCTCACTGCAAAAGGCCGAGCAAAGTACAACAGAGAAACAGGCTCGAATCTGAAGGCCCCTGTTACCGGCAAGGTGAAGCCCGGTAGTAAAGCTGCAGGCCGACGTAAATCATTTTGTGCACGGTCACGTGGATGGACTGGTGAGCGTGGGAAGGCGGCAAGAGCACGTTGGAAGTGTTAATGAACAAGCGCAAATCTATGAAGATTGCGGCATCGTTCGACCTCTCTAAACCTTATGTACCTGGAGGTCAGAGCTTTGACGGGATCCCTAATGCAAGCCCTGAGATGCTTCGCCGTCTCAAGCAAAGAAAAATGAAGAACCCCGGCGGACAACTTCTACCCAACCTGCCCCGCGCAAAACGTAAAAAGCGGAGATCCAAGAATGTCATTGTATGAAAACATTCATAAAAAGAGAGCCAGGATCGCCGCAGGTTCTGGCGAAAAAATGAAACCGCCCGGAGCAAAAGGCAGACCTACAAAAGCCCAATTTGCCCGTGCCGCCAAAACAGCAAAACCACGTAAACCAAAAGGACGCAAATGAAACTACTTATCCTTATCCCCTTTTTCTTCTGCAGTGCAGCCATGGCACACCTGAACGGTGAGCTGCACCATCACGTCAGCGATGAGCTGCCTCAGATCGAAGTGGTCGAAGAAACCGAAGAGTCTGATTCCTGATTATTTATTCCACCCATGAAATCAATTATTATTGCCGGTCTACTACTCGGCGCTGCCCATGGCGTCCAGGCACAACCTTATGTAAACGCTGAGGTCAATCAAGCCTTTGGTAGCAACACCCTCACTGAGCTGCACGTCGGCTGGGAGGGCGGTGCTAATGGCGCGAGTTACTTTGTACAAGGTGGTCCGGCTGTAGATAGTACATCCGGTGAAGTCTCCAACATTTTCACCGCAAAAATTGGAGGCGAGGTTCATGACGTCGGAGTACATGGCCTGGACTTTTATGGTGAGCTGGGTTTGTCTACTGGAGCTAGCTCAAGCTATGCCGCAAAGGCAGGAGTGAAATATCATTTCCACTGAATACAACATGTACGTCAACGTACATACTGTCGAGTTACTTGAGAAAGCAGTCCAGCTATACATCGAACGCTGGCCTGGCGGTGACCCCCAAGAGCAAGAGGATCTGAAAAAGGTTCAAATGGGGTTACGAAAGATCTTGCTCGAAGACATGTTCAATAACTAGAACAACCGTCCGTTCATCCCATACGGGACGCATGACACCTAAGCCATGGAACGGGGGCTTGGGATCCTCCAGGAGGACACCATGCAACGCAAGCCAGTAGTGCTCGTGTATCGCGGCGTGAAGTACACCCGCAAGTGATTAGGTAAAGGCCTACAGGGAGGTTCAAGTCCTCCCATCGCTCTGGCATTGGCCCGGTACGCCGGATACCCTTTGCCGTCTAGACGGTGGGAAAGACCACGAAAATTGCTACAAAAATTTTTCCAAGATCTTGGAGTTGGTTTACATAACTTTTACTCCTTAAAATGGCACATCAATCTTCTGCGCTGCAGACCGCCCTTACACGGCCTGGCGCACTTAATGGGGGAACTGACCCCCGTGCCTTGCTGCTCACCCTCTTTTCCGGTGAGATGTTCAAGGCCTTCCAGCGTGAGCAAATCGCTCGCGACATGATTCAGAAGCGCACCCTGAAGAACGGCAAGTCTTTGCAGTTCATCTTCACGGGTCGCACGACTGCTGAGTGAACATGACGCTCAGGGTAAATCGGGTGAACTCAGGGAAACCTAAGGCGCAAGCTATGGCAATCCTGAGCCAAGGCTCTCAAGCG